AGAAATATTACAGATGACCTGACGGTAACAGATGACGCTAGTGTTGGTGGTGATTTAACGCTTACAGGTTCTTTAAAGAACTCAAGTGGTGATTTAACAGTTGATATTGCAGGTGATATTGTTCTTGATAGTGATGGTGGTGCAATTCGTTTTAAAGATGCAGGTACAGCTATTGGAGTTTTTAGGAACTCAAGCAGCACTCTACAAATTGAAACTGCTGTTAGTGATGCAGATATGAAATTTAATGGTAGTGATGGTGGTTCAGGTATCACAGCCCTAACTCTAGATATGTCAGCAGCAGGTGCAGCTACCTTTAATAACGTAGTAATTACTGGTTCAGCAAGTTTACTTGGAGGAGCAGATAGATATGGTGTTAATGTTAACACAGGGGATTTAGCTTGTAGTAGTAATGCAGCAACTGCTTTATATGTAAACAGAGAGAACGATGATGGCGATTTAGTTCGGCTTTCGCAGGATAGGAATACTGAAGGAAATATTTCTGTTAGTGGAAGCACAGTAAGTTACAATGCCTTTACAGGCAGTCACTGGTCACGTTTATCTGATAATTCTAAACCTACTATTCTTAGAGGTACAGTTTTAGAAACAATAGATGAAATGTGTGACTGGTATCAAGCGGAATACACTATTCCTGCTACTACAAAAAAAGATTTAAATGATAATACTATAATAGATGCACCAGAAACAACAGGTAAAGATTCTATTGCACTTCCTAGTGGTAAAAAGGTTGGAGATACAATTACCCATACTAAAGATGGTGTAGATTATACAGCTAAAATAATTCAAGAAAAAGATATAAAGCACGTTAAGTGTAAAATCTCTGATACAGCCGACAGTAGTTCTGTGTATGGTGTTTTTATGGCTTGGGATAATGACGATGACACAGTGAATGATATGTATGTTAATGCTTTAGGTACTGCTGTTATTAGAATACACAAAGATATAACAGTAGCGAAAGGAGATTTAGTTGTGAGTAATGGAGATGGTACAGCTAAAAAACAATCTGATGATATTATTAGAAGCAAAACCATAGGTAAAGTTTTAGCTAACATTAAGCAAGAAACATACAGCGATGGTTCATATACTGTTCCGTGTGCTTTATATTGCGGTTAAAAAGGAGAGTTAAATGCCATACATAGGTAAATCACCAGAGCTAGGTGTAAGAACACGCTACTATTATACGGTAAGCGCAGGTGCTACGTCTGTTAGTGGCTCAGATGACAATAGTAAATCGTTAACATTTTCAGATGGCGAGTATGTAGATGTCTACCTTAATGGTGTTTCACTTGTAGCAGGTACAGATTACAATACGACAACTGCTAATACTATTGCAGGACTGTCTGCTATGTCTGCAAACGATGTAGTTGAAGTTGTGGTGTATGATGTGTTCTCTGTGTTCAGTGGTGATATATCAGGTGACTTATCTGTAGGTGGTAATGTAGGCATTGCAGGAACACCAGTTACTACCAGTAATTATGCAGGTTTAACACTTAACGGTGCAACAGGTGGCATTATAGATTTCACAGATGATGGTACACAAAAAGCAAGAATCGTTGGTTCTGCATCTGAAATTTCTTTACAGTATGACTCAGGTACATTTAATGTTGTGTCTGGTTTATCGGGTGGTTTTACTGCTTTGTCTATGGATAGCACAGGTGCAATGACGTTGGCTAAACAACCTGCGTTTTTGGTCAAACCTGCCTCTCAACAAGATAACATTGCTACGGGGGGTGTTACTGTTGTGTGGGGTACTGAAGTTTTTGACCAAAATGCAGACTTTTCATCAAATACTTTTACTGCACCAGTAGCAGGTCGTTATCAACTAAGTGTTGTGTTAAGGATAGATAACCTTGATGGTGCTGCGGATTATTACAGAATAGGTATTATTACCAGTAATAGAGAGTATTATTATCTTTTTGAAGCTGACCTTGGAACATCAGCAGGTCAAGATATTACGAGATACCCTGCTGCAATATCTATCTTAGCTGATATGGATGCTAGCGATACGGCTACTGTGCAATTCTGGCAACAAGGAGGCACGGCTCAAACGGATATAATTACGGATTCATATTTTTCAGGTCATTTAGCCTGTTAAGCCAAAGCTGAAATAAGCAAACGTAAAGGAGTTTAAATATGGCAAATCATACTTACACGGTCACACTTACAGATGACCAACAAAAGATACTTAGCAACGATTTATACAATGGTTCAGACAATAAAGGTTTAGATGAATGGATTGCTAATGCTGTTACAGGAAAAATAAACAGCTGTTGGAAGCGTATGCAACAAGAGTGGACTACCAAGTTGATGAATGATGACAGCTTCACAGACAGTATACCATCTAACCAATCTGATTTTATTAAGTTAGTTACAGCAAGAAGTGATTACAAAAATCGTAAAGCGAGGGATGACGCATGAGCAAAGCTAGACAACTCGCAGACAACGGTGCTGCTACACCAAACCGTAACATGGTTATAAATGGTGCGATGAACGTATCTCAAAGAAAGGGAACGACAGAAGTTACAGGTCTTGGCGGTTCTGACCCTGCATACACAACAATGGACAGGTGGAGAATGAATATTAATTCAACTTCCGCAGGTCGATTTAAAGTTCAACAAGTGGCAGATGGACCGTCAGGATTTTTAAATTGTTTAAAAATAAGTTGCACAACAGCCGATACGTCTATTGCAGCAGGGGAGTTGTTATCTTTACAACAAAGATTTGAAGGACAAAATTTACAAAGGCTTAAAAAAGGCACAAGTGATGCAGAAAAAATATCTGTAAGTTTTTGGGTAAAAGGAAATGCGTCTGCTACTTATACTTGTGAATTAGAAGATGCCGATAACACAAGAAATAGCTGCCAACAATTTTCTGTTACAACCTCTTGGAATAGAGTTGAATTAATTTTTACAGGAGATACTTCAGGTGCATTAGATGATGACACTAATCAATCTTTTGCTTTAAATTTCTTTCTTCACGCAGGTTCTACATTCACAAGTGGTTCTTTTGTATCAAATACTTGGGGTACAATTTCTAATGCAGTAAGAATGTCAGACAGTCAAACTTCTATTTTTGATGCCACCTCTCGTACATTTTTTATTACTGGTGTGCAAATGGAAGTAGGAGAACCAACACCCTTTGAGCATGAGGACATAGGAACAACACTTAGAAAATGTTACAGATACACACAAAGAGTACCACCTTCAGATGAAACAAGTGGCAGTGGGTATAATATTTTAGGTGATGGTTATAATAATACTGCCACAGAAAATTTAGCATTGTGTACGCATTATGAAATTATGAGAGCAGACCCATCTATTGAAAGTCAGTCAGGAAGTTTTCGAGTGCATATAGATAATACTGCTGTTGCTTGTAGTTCAGCTATAACAATGGACGATAATACTTCAAGTAAACACAATACAAATTTAATTGGCACAGTTTCAAGTGGTTTAACAGCAGCAGAAGGCTCATATTTAGAGCAAAGCAATGACGTTGATGCTCATATTATATTATCTGCGGAGTTATAAAATGGATATAAAAGAAGTAAAATATTATAAACTAGGGGATATGATTTCAGGGATTAAGATGACATTAGCTGATGATTCTGTACGTTATGTTCCTCGCAGTCAAGGCAATACAGATTACGATGAAATTAAAAAACAAGTAGACGCAGGTACATTAACAATTAAAGATGCTGATTAAATAAAGGAGCAAAGATGACACAACAACAATCAAACGTAATTACCATAGATGGTAAAGAATACAAAGAGGCTGACCTCAACCAAGAGCAGACATACTGCATACGTCAGATACGTAGCTTACAGAATAAATGTGAGTCATTGAGATTTGAGTTAGACTCATCACAGATGGCACTGCAGTTTGCTACAAGTAAACTTATATCTTCCCTCACTACTAAAGAAACAGAAGACGTACAATTAAAAAATGCTGTAACTCAATAATACATATAAAGGAGTAAGACCATTCCAGACCCCATAACAATAGCAATGGCATCCTTTACAGCCATTAAGACAGGCGTAAAGTTAGGTAAAGATATACATTCTCTAGGTAAGGACTTAGGGAAGATGTGGACAGCCATAGATGACGCTAAAAACACACACGCTCAAGCTTCTAAAGGTAAGGGTAGTGCTCAAGAGAAAGCATTATCTACATATATAAATGCAGTTCGTGCTAGAGACCTAGAGGACCAACTACGTTCTATAATTATAGATACCAGAGGTTTTAAGGGTTGGAATGAATTACAAGCCATACGCCAACAGGTAATGAAAGAAGAACGTGAAGGTAGATATGCAGCTATGAAGAAACGTAACCAAATAATGAATATACTTTCTATTATCTTAGGTGTAGCTATTTTTGTAGGTGGTGCTGTTGGATTGTTTTATTTTGCTACGTATTTAAAGGAAGTATAGAATGGAAATATCCCCTATAATATTTTGGAATGTAGTTTTAACGCTTATAATAGCACCTGCCTTCTGGACATTTAGAAACCTCATGCAGGAAGTTAAACGAGTAGATATACTACTCAACAGAACTAGAGAAGACTACGCTACTCGTAAAGAATTACGTGATGACATGAAACAAGTTGTTGATGCACTACATAGAGTAGAAGATAAACTAGATAGAGTATTAAGCAAGGAATAGAATAAATGGCAACAGCAGAACAAATACAGCAAGCTAGAGCAACAAAGAGTAAGCCTCCTGTAACTCAAAGAACTAAGTTTAGAAAATTTAAAGGTTTTAATCCTAAACAAAGAGCTATGATTCTAGAAGCTGCAGGACAACCTGATGACGGTAGTGCAAATGTTGCTACAATTTTAGCTGAAGCTACTCAAAGTGCTACAAACCAAATAAATAAAATGTATAATGGTGGAATAGTATATGCTGCAGAAGGTACATTAGTTAAAGTTCCGGGAAGTAAACATTGGCACATTGAAACAACAGACCCTACTACAGGACAAACAACAACTATAGATACAGGCAGAAGAGGTAAAGGAGATGCAGGTAAAGCTTTGTCCGCATTTGAAACTGTTACATCTAGTGATGCTACTCCAACAGGAGATTTAGTTAGAGAAGGTGGTCAGTGGTCTGTGGTTATGACTGATGCTGCTGGAAATACATCTACTGTTCCTACAGGTAAAACTAATAAAGCGTTAGCTGCAGATTTAACAAGTCAATTTAAACAAGACCCTAAAGAAGGCGATGGTGGAGAAGGTGGAGAAGGTGGTGGAGGTGAAGACCCTGTAGTACAAGAAGAAGCTCCTGTTAATGCTCTAGATTACACACAAGATATTTTAACTGGAGACCAAGGACTTAGTGAAGATGCTACGGCAAAAGCCTCATTAATAACAGATGCTGAAGTAGCTGCAGGTAATGTAGTTTCTGAAGGATTAACTCAACCTGCACCTACTGTAACAACAACTACAACTCCTGCAACTGTCGCTGCAACTCCTGTAGCTCAAGAAGCTGTACAGATAGAAGACCCTACATTAACGCAAGAAGCTATAGATGAAGCAGCTAAAGTAGATGAACAAGTAGGTATATTAGACGCTCAATCTCAAGTAGAAGCTCAAACTATGGATGCGTCTGATTTAGCGGCACTAGATGTAGAAGCTGCTCAAATAGCTGATGAAGACAAAACTCAAGTAGAAGCTGTAGACCCTAGAGTAGAGCAAGAAGGTGAAATGATTGGCAAGTATGATGCAGACGCATCTACTGCTGCAGAGTTTGCTGAAGAAGTAGAAGCTGCTCAAGGAGAAGTTAGCACCTTATCTACAGTTAAAGGACAACTAGCTGAACTACAAAGAGAGTTTGATAATGATGAAATACCTATATGGGCAGCAGGAGCGTACAGACAAGCTACTCAAGAAATGGCATCTAGAGGGCTTAGTTCATCTAGTATAGCAGGTCAAGCTATAGTTCATGCTCTTATGGAAGCTTCTATACCTATAGCTGCAGCAGACGCTAAAGTATATCAAGAGATGGATTTAGCTAATTTGTCTAATAGACAACAACGAGCTATATTAGCAGCACAGCAAAGAGCTACATTTATAGGTCAAGAGTTTGACCAAGCTTTTCAAATGCGAGTAACGAATGCAGCTAAAGTGTCTGATATAGCTAATATGAATTTTACTGCAGAGCAACAAGTAGCTTTAGAAAATGCTCGACTAACTCAAACTGTAAATTTAGCTAATTTAAGTAACAGGCAAGCTAAGATAATGGCTGACGCTGCTGCTATGTCTCAGTTAGATATGATTAATCTCAACAATAGACAACAAGCTGCAGTGCAAAATGCTCAAGCCTTTTTACAGGTAGATATGACTAACTTAGCTTTTGAACAACAATCAGCTATGTTTGAAGCTCAATCTAGAGTGCAGTCTTTGTTTACTGACGCTGCAGCAGAGAATGCAGCTAAAAATATAAATGCTCAAAGTGCAAATGACATGAATAAGTTTTTTGCAGGTATAATTAACAATACAGATATACAAAATGCTGCATCTATAAATGGTATGAATCAGTTTAATACCAACGCTATAAATTCTATAGCTCAGTTTAATTCACAAATGATAAATCAACGAGAAATGTGGAACGCAGAAAACGCTAGAATTATAGCTGAATCTAACGCTAACTGGCGTAGAGCAGTTACTACTACAAATAACGCTACACAAAATGCAGTTAATCAAATGAATGCTCAAAACTCATTAGGTTTGCAAACACAAGCGTATAGCAATTTATGGCAACGAGATAGAGACATAATGAATATGACTTATCAAACTCAACAAATGATAGAACAACAAGCACATGAAATTGTAATAGCTAAAATGGGTCAAGCTGCAGCTAAATCTGAAGCAGGTGGTCTATTGACAGGTGCTATAATTAATGGTATATTTGATAATTACACAAGTATATTTGGTGGTGGTAGTGTTGCGGCTTCTATAGCAGGAGCAGTTGCGTAATAATGGAAGTAAAATTAACAGATACACAATTTTCTTATGACGCATTTATGGAATCTTTAGGTGTCGCTAAAGAGGAAGTAGAAAAAATTAAATCATATCAAGATAAATTTACTGTTAAAGAAGAAACACCAAAAGAAAAAGCTCCTGAGTTTAAAGATTTAGATTTGCAAAATAAGTTTTCTACATTACTTACAGAATCTAAAAACAATGTTGAAAGCGTAGCTGCAATAGATGAAGTAGCACCTATTGATGCTATATCACCATTAGAGATGTCTAGTATTTCGTATACTCCTGTTAAACCTACAGTAGATATGGATTCTGCTTTTCCTGAACGAACTAATGTAGGACTAAAACAGATGTTAATAAGAGCTATACAAGAAGACGATGATAAAGACGATGATTTAGAAAAAGCTATAATGCCTACTAAAATAGAAGATGAACCTATTATAAAAGAAGATGCACCTAGTCTAGAAACTACTCAAGAAATATTTCAAGCTGAAAAACCTGATATACCGTTTCAAGGGTATACAACAAATAAAAATATGGAAATATTATTTGGTTTAGAAGGTGAAGGCGATGAAGTAACGGATGTTAAAACAGGCTACTCAGGAATAACTGAAAGTGCAGAAAAAAGATTAGGTTTTAAAAATGAAGATGGCAGTTTTGTAAATAACGAATTTGAGTTTATGTCTGAGACAACACCTGAATTATATGCAGTAGAATTTTATAAAGAGTATATGAAAGATATAGATAAGCGATTAGTAGATAAAGGTGTAAATTTAGAAGGTTTAAAAAATAATGAAAGACAAGCGTTATTTTTTACATTAGTAAACGCAGATAGTATGTTATCAAACGAAACTGAATGGTTTAAAAATTTAAAAAAGGCATCTAAAACAACAGACGAAAAAAAGAGAATAAAATATATAAAATTACACACTATAAATTTATTAGACGCTATTAACGCAGAAGGAGTTCCTGTTAGAGGTTTAGCTAATAGACGAGCATTTGAATATAATCTAGCTAAAGATAGAAGTCAAAAACAAATAGAACGAGTAAGTATTCGACCTATAAAAGGAAAAGGGTATAGTGTAGCTTATTTTGCAAAAGATGGTACAGAAATATTTGAAAAAACATTTAAAGATATGCAAGACACAGATTCTATATTTTCTTTAAAAAGCATTATAAACAAAAGAAATTATTTTGATTACGTAAGAGATATAGAAACTGGTAGATTTAAACCTGTTCCATTTAAAATATTTGCTCAAAAAGATTACGAAAAAAATAATTTAGAGTTAGCAAAATTAGAACAAGAAAAGGAAGAAAAAGAAGATGTTTAATTTTAAAGCACCTATCCCCGGAGAATCCTTAACTAAAGAATTAGGTAACTATCCTTGGGAACAACCTGCTGAGTTTGACACAGTAGAAGATGCACTAGATGATTATCTTAAAATGCTTCAAGACGAAGACACAAAAGATAATTTATTTAATATGATGGAAATAGGTGTTCCTTTAGATATAATAGTTGAAGCTACAACTATGCAAGGTACTATGCGAGGCAAGCATACATTAGATGTTTCATATCTTCTTAATCCTATGCTTCACGAATATCTAAAAGCTATGGCAGATGTAATGAAAATAGATTATATAGATAAAATAGCTGATTTAGATAAGGGAACAAAAGCTAAAGAGCAAAAAGAAAAAGCTAGATTAGCTAACCTAATTCAAGCTGAATTAAAAGGCGTTACAGCTAGACAAATAAAAGAAGACGGTGGATTAACTTTAATGCAACAAGTAGAAGATACATTAGAACAAAAAGGTGAAACTATAGAGCCTGAAGAATCTGATATAGAGATGAGTGCTACACCCTCTGGTGAATTAGAACCACCTAGAAAAGGTTTAATGGGAAAGGTTAATTAAAATGAGTTTTGCTGTAGGATTAATGAAGTCACTCGCTAAAGGCATAGACGAGCGAAGTGCTAGAAGAAAAAAGATAATAGACGAGCAGATGCTGTTAGCTAAAACTAAAGGTATGCAAGCTAGAGCTAAAATGAAAGCTACAGCACAAGGTTACAAAGATATGATTGCTCAAATTAAACAAAATGTTAATGGTCAGTTGAGTGATGCTTACTTATTATCTTTAGCTGCAGGTAAGGGCGGTGGAGATTTAAAAACTGTTCATGGGTTAGTGGTTGATAGGGCAGTTAAACGAAACCCATATACAGCAGAAGATTTAACTGCAATGATAAACTTAAATTCGTACACATTACCTAAAGGTATGACTTTAGACCAAGGATTAGAACAATTAGCAGGATTACAACAAAAACGAGAAGACGCTGACCCTAGTAGACCTAGCGACACTAAGTTTGGTAAAAATTTATTATTAGCAGGATTTCAAGTAGACCCTCAACAAAATGCAGAAGCCTATCTAAAGAATGCTCACTACGGAGGTTTGCCAGTAAATGAATTAATTCAAGGAATAGGTTTTACAGGACAAGGAAAAGTAGAAGGATTAGATAAGGTAACAACAGGTAAAGGTTTAAGTGCATTAGCAGGAGATATTACTTTATCTCAATTTAATGCAATTAGAAAACAATACGCTGACTCTTTACCTGAATTTTTTGTAGATAAAGGTGTAAACGTAGTAGCTGACGCTAATAGTCCTTTTGGTTATATTGCGAAGTATGGTGAGAAGTCTACACTTTCTGCTAGAGAAAAAATGGAGTTAAAAGCTGATGTAAATGATATGTCAAGTAATATAGCTAGAGTTCACTTAGCTTTACAACAAGACGCAGGACTATCCACTATGGAAGCTTTATTAGTTCTTCAACCTATTATACAGGATGCGTCAGGAGATGCTAATGTTCTTAATGAAAAATTGTATGAGTTAATTAACAATAGAGAACTAAGTGCTACTTTAGTAGGATATACTCCTCCTTCAACATTAGAAGATGAACAAACAGATGAAATATTTCAAAAACCTGATGAATTAACAACAGAACCTTTTGATAGTACCAAAAAAGAAGAAGCACCTAAAGTTACACAAACCATAGAAAATGCTTCTAATCAATTAGAAACATCTTTTCCTGATGTAGAATTTAAAAATGCAGAAGTAAAAAATGAAATTGTTAAAGTAGCTACAGAATTAAATTTAAATTTATCAAATTTAAGTAAAGAAAAACAGGAAGCTCTAGTAACTATAGCAAAATATACAGATGATGATGTAGTAGGACCAAAAATAAAAACATTAATTAGAGAAGTTTTAGCCAAAGATATTGATACTGTTCTGCCTAAAATACCAAAAAACGAAAAAGAACCTGAAGTAAGTACAGTTCCTCCCTCTTTAACTAGAAATGAAAAGTTAGAGTTAGATTTAGAAAAAATGAAAAATATATATTCTGAAACAGATGCAGCTATGTTTGAAATGACTAGAGCACCCACACTAGCAGAATTAAATGCTGAAACACCACCTCTTCCTGATACAGGTGATTTTGGTGGTTACGTGCTTGAACAAATTAAAGAAGGTATATTCGGGCAAGATAAAAAATCTTCTGAAAGAAATGCTAAAGTTTTATCTGATAATTCTAAATACGTTAAAATACGAGTAAAAGGTTTTCCATCTTCTTTTAGAGTTAAACGAGAGGATTTAGATTTAATAGATTCTTCTTTTATTAAAAATGGAAAAGTAGATTTGTATGAACTTTCTGATACAAGTAAAAACTACGGTTCTACTAAAAGTAGAAGTGCATTAAAGAAAATGTTTCCTACTATTCAAAAAGAAATTTTAGGTTCTCCTTCAGAGCTATCTGCAAAAGATGACCAAAGTGAAACATTTCCTGAAACAACTAAAAGTAAAATTGCAGACGCTTTTAAACGATTAACAACAAGAGATGACTCTAAAGGGTTAATGTCTAAGCCTGAACCCTATTTTGATGAACCTGTAGCTGAAAATTTATTTAAGTTTCCTGCACCCTCTAAAGATAAATTAAAACAGATGTTAGATAAGAAAAGTATAAAGATAAACGTACCATTAAAAATATTAAGTGAAAAAACTTTACGCAATATAAGACCTAGCGATTTACAAAATTTAGGTGAGACAATAGTTTCATCAGGTGCTACATCTAAAACTAAAATTAAAAAAGAAATTAAAGAATGGGCTGATGAAAACGAATACAAAGTAAATAATAGTGGCTTAGAGTTTTTTGCTAAAGCTTTTATGAATAGGTAAATTATATGTTTGATTACTTCACAAAAGAAAAATTAAAAGATAAAACTTTACGTGATGCAGCAAAAGAAAATCCTGCTATTATGTTAGATATGGTTACAATGCTTCAAGGAGACAGACGAGGTTTTACAGACGAAGACATAGAAGAAATGGATGATGATGACATCATAGATGAAGTTTACGAACACATGCGATTTGGAGCACAAGGAGCAGGTAACGTATTTACTGTAGCTAAAGATTTAAGTCATATGAGAAACGAACAAGTACCACAAGCACAACGAGATTCTTTCTCTAGGTTATATGAAGCTTTTGAAAATCAAGGTAGAAAAGAAGGATTTTTTGATGCTGTTGGAGATTACGCTTTAGCAACAGTTTCTGACCCTACAACAGCAGCAAGTGTAGGTGCAGGTATTTTAACAGGTGGAACAGGAACAGCAGCCATACAAGCAGCTAAAATTGGAGGGCAACGAGCTCTTTTAAAAAAGTTAGTTAGGAGCACTCTTCTAAAAAATAGTTTAATCAATGCAGGTGTAGAAGGTACAATAGGATTAGGAGCAGGGCATTTAGCTGAAGAAGTAAAAGAAGAAACTAAGAAAAATGTAGGAGAAGACTACGATTACAGTTTAGGCAATGTTTTAACCAGAGGTGCATTATCTGCAGGATTAGGTGGAGCTATAACTTATGGTACAGGCTCACTTAAAAATGTAGGATTTGGTTTTAATCCTTCTGTAGATAAAACTCTTAAAATGTTAGAAGAAGGTGAAGCAGCTAAAGGAGCAAGATTAAAATCTGCTGAAGATGCTGCTGAGTTTACACTTAAAAAAGCTAACAGCGATAAAACACCTAATGATAAAGCTACTTTAGAAGCTATAACTAATAAGTTAAAAGCTTTAGATAGAACACATGTAGGACTAGACCCTGTACGTGTAAAGAAAGGTATGCAGACACCTCCAAAAGATTTAAGTTCTTTAATACTTAACCCTACTGTAAATTCTGTAGATGCAGTTGTAGGTGGATTTGACGTAAGTACACTAAAAAGAATAGCTGCTGCAGGAGTAGAGTTAGCTCAAGGGTTAGGTCGTTATGAAGAAGGCGGTGAACTAATAGCATCTAAAACAGTTAAATATAAATCAGAAGGGGTTTTTGAAATAGTAGACCCTGAAATGACAATTAGACTTACTGATAAATTAGCTAATGCTTTTGAAAAAGATGCTTTAGCTGATAGACCTACATCTATAGCGTTAGATTTAGTAGAGAGCATTAAAGATAAATACAAACTCAGTAACTCACAATTTTCAGCTTTATTTGCAGCAGAGTTTTCTGAAGCAGGTAAAAAACTAAATGTAGCTAGTCAAATAGCTCGGTCAGATAGAAGAAAAGCATTAGAAAAACTATATGAGTCTACTTTAAATTTATCTGAATATGGAGTTCACGTACCTTTAACTAAAGAGGAACTAGCTGAGTTAAAGCGACTAAAAGAATTAACTACAAGTTGGGATAAAACTTGGGGTTTTTTGCGTTCAGTAGAAGACACTCGTATAGGTTTAATGACTTCTCAAGTAGCTACAACTATGCGTAACACTTTCTTTGGTGGTATATATGTAGCTATGGATGCAGGTGAAGCTATAATGGCTCGTTCTATAGCTAAAGCTACAGGTAATCCAACAGCAGGTGCAATAGTTAAGCCTTCTCTTTCTGTTATTAATCGTTTAGTTTTTAATAGAACTGAATCAGAAGCTGCTATAGCTATGTTAGAAAAAGAGTTTCCTAAAGAGTTAGCTAATCTTTTTAACAAACGAGGAATGATTGAAAGTGAAACAGCTAAGTTAGCTATGGATAAACGAGGTTATGTAGGTAATAAATTTATAAATTTTGCTACTAAAATGAACGTATTAAACTCTTTTAGTGATATGCAATTTAAACGTGCTGTTTTATTAGGAAATTTAGATAGAAGATTAGGAACAGCTAGTAATGCAGAAGAAGTAGGTAGCAGTATAGCTGAAGTAATGAGAAGAGGAACATGGGATAAAGTAGATAAACGAGTCTTTGATAAGTCAGTCGATGAAGCTTACAATAAATCTTTTCAAACTCAATTTGGTTTAAAAGGAGAATCAGCATTAAGTAAAGGAACTAAAACTGGTATTGACTTAATGAAAAGAAGTATAGTTGGAACTTTAGTGTTACCATTTCCTAGATTTGTAGCTTCACAAGCTAAATTTATAAATGACTACATACCATTTTCGTTTTTATATAAAGGTATAACTCAAGGTAAAGAAGTATATATAGATAAAACTACGGGTAAGTTAGTTAAAAAATCTGCTACTGGTACAACAATGGAAGAAGATATAGCTAAATCTATTACAGGAGTAGTAGCATTCGCAGCAGGTATTAATTTAGCTGCAACAAAAGCTAAAGATGGATATAACTTTAATGAATTAGAAACTTTTGATGGGAGTACAGCAAATGTTCAAGCTCTACTAGGACCACTCGCTTTACACGCTTATGCAGGAGATATATTTTATAGGTGGTGGAACGGAATGAATTTACCTAAAATGAAAGAAATGAACAAACAAGTAACAAAATTATTAGTTGGAACTGATTTACGAGCACAAGGACCAATAGGTAATGTTGTAGAATCTATATATCGTCAAGATGCCGATTACTTCTTTAAAGCTATGGCAGATTTAGGTGCATCTGCAACGTATCCTGCGGCTGTTTTAAAAGATGTATATGGTCAACTAGACCCTCGTTCTGCAGCTTTACCTGAAACAAGAGATGCACAGGTAATGATATTTGATTTATTTGGAGGATTAACAGAACTAGATAGAGCAAGTTTTCAAAGAGCTACAAGATTTTTACCTGATGTTCCTTTTATGAAAGGTGCTCCTCTTATAGGAACTGACAAAACTGCTCGACAAGAAATGTTAGATGAAGATAAAGCAGATAGATATGACCCTTACAGGTATGACCCATTTACTACACATCCTTTGTATCTTAAAGACCCATTTATATCTAAACAGTTACAAGGAGCAGAAAAACAACCTAAGAAAAGTTTACTGCAAAGAGAAATGTCTAGGCTTCAAATTAATACGTATGAAGCTTACAGAACTTACGGTGTAAAGAATCCGTATTTAGATATAATGACTCGTATGCATATGTCATCTTACGTACCTAAAAAATACGAACAGATAATACAGTCACCTCTCTATAGAAACATGACTGATTCAGAAAAAAGAGAAGAGCTATTAGATGCTCTTAAAGCTGAAGCTAGTTTTACTAGAGAAAACGCTAGAAAATACTTTGACGCTGCCGAAAATAAAGGAGATGAAGACATCTTATTTTACATGAGAGGTGAATATAAAGACAAGATAAAATCAATAGATATAGATAGAATAAATGGTCTATTTGAAGAACGAACTGGTGAAAAAGCAAATATAGAAGAGCAATTAAAAGAAGCTAGAATGAACAACGATGAAGCGGTAGAGCTATCTCTGTTAATGAATATATTAGAAATTAAAAAACTTTACGATAAAGGGTCTAGAGCGTTTACTAAAGCCATAGTAGAAGACTATGATGGTAAGTTTGGTGAACAAGAGATAGACTTAGGACCAGACCAATAAAAAAAAATAGGAGAGAAAACATTAACTGTTAACTCTCCTATAAGTTGACGTAGCCACCACAACTACTGTCTTGAAGTATGACATATCTTGCGAATAATGTCAAGTATATCATTTAAAGATTTATGTATTTCTTTTTTACATGCAATCTTATCTTCTTTTGTCATTCCTTTGTAAGTTAATATGTATCCATTGTCAACGACATCTATGTGAATAGATTTAATTCCTGTTATTAGTTTGCTCATTGACATGAGCTTCTTTGCTTCTTCTTCTAGATTCATATTTCTTTACCCTTTCTAAGTTTCTAAAGTATGCACTGTTAAAGCCTCGTAGCCACTCTCTGTTCCATTGAGTGTCTTTTTTATATGGATTGTCAAGTTTTCCTTGTTTAAAAGCTTGATGTCCTTCACTGAATTTTGTAACCATATTTGTTCCTATCATACCTTTCTTATGCTCCTATATCTACAATTTCACAACTGTCTCCGCTACACGCAAAGGTTTGACTACCTGCTGTAGCGTCTTCTTTTTCATAGTCCATTAATCTATTCCAATCTATGTTACCATCCATCTTAGCTAACATATTATTGTACACGCCTTTGTCACATTCTTGATATGGTGCTTGTTGATAGACATGTTCAGAGTGTGGTAAAAAAGACACACCTGACATCTGACTAAAATATCTATAGACAAATGCACCTACTTCTACCCATTCGTGGTCACGGACAGTTACAGTGCAACTAGGTTTGTGTTCACACCATTCTTGTTGATACATAAGCCACATAGTTAATTGGTCTACTGCAGACATATCGTTACGTGTCGTTGAACCCTCTGGTGACTTCATAGGAAAACTAAAGACAGTAGTATCGTTAGGTTTCATAACGTCAGCTTCATTAGGTATACCCATATCTACCATAAATCTAGTGAGTGGGTCTTTGTTGTCACCTCGAACAGTTCTAATGTAATACTCACTGTGTCTAGCGTGAATACCGCTTGCACTGTCAACTAACTGTGACACAGTACCAGAAGGTTTGACACAGGTAATAGCTGTAGATTGAGGTATCTTCCATTTCTTAGCATACTCTTTGTTTGTATCTACAGCGACTTTCTTTAACATGCGTAGTCGTTCACATAAGTATTCATCTTTACCGTTAGTTAAAACATTATCCATGATACCTGTAAGAGATACACCTAACAGCCTTTCTTCTTCAGTATTAGTAGTCCATACTTTTCTAAGATATGGAAACTTAGTTAACGTAGATTGTGCTGTACCTAATATGGTAGCTAATCTAATCTTACGAGCTAAGTCTTTGTTTGTATCCGTAGAACGCACCACAACTTCGGTAAGATTGCAAAACTGATATGGACGTAATATTATCTCACTGCAGGGGTTGCAGCCGAAATCTTGTTCGTGGTCTCGTCTACCGTTTTTCTTTGCTTGTTTCTGTGCAGCTACTCTATTGAAGATGCCTCTTTCACCTGACTTAGATTCAATGAGAGATGTCCACTCACGCATAAATGTCTCTGCGTCAGGTTTATCTGTGTAGCAAACAGAGTTATTAGATAAAGCCATGTGAGGTGCAGTTTCCCACCATTGTCCTGACTTAGCTTGTCGCATACGTATATCAGATAGATTAGATAAAGAAATCATAGCTGACCTACGAACACCGCCAACTACAACAACTTCACCTATCTTGCACATTAAAGAATGGCAGTCGTAGCTAGTCAGTTTTTTACCTGCATTGTTTTTAAATAAGTTTATGGTAAATTTAAAGAGGTCAACAAGAGGTGCAGGTCCACTAGCTCTACCACCAAATGTTTTAAGTCTAGCTCCTGCAGGTCTAACTTTACTGACATCATACGTGGGTATTTCACCTGCGTACAACAAAGCAATAAGCATACGTAACCCTTTAGCCCATCCTTCTTTAGAATCTTTAACGACTATTGTAGTGTCGCTTTTATACATCTTTTCAGGTATCTCAGGGAGCTTGTCAATATATTGACGTTCTACAGAGAAGCCTACACCAGTACCACATAACAATATGTACATAGCTTCATCAAAAGATTTAGGGTCATCTACAGGTAGATAGCTACAGTTATACCCTGCAGTGTTGTCTCTATCTAAAGCTAGTCCTGCAGTCATTAATGCTCTCATAGAAGGCATAACTTCTAATCCTAAGATAGCTTGTTCTATGTCGTGTTTATCTTCTTTAGAGAACTTAACTTTATCGTGCATGTAATTTACATAACGAGATACAGTCTCACTCCACGTTTCTCTACGTCCTTCGTCTTCTAGCCAACGAGCATAACGAGAGATAGCTATAAAGTTTTGATAGTCTGTCGGTAGCATATTATTCATTTTGAGTCACCTTTATGTTTTTAATTTTAATTCCGTCTACGTCAAATAGTAGGTCTTCTAGTGTTTCTTGTATGCACTCACAATACCCTTCTTCGTCTATAGGTAAAATATTTTCTTCTTCATCTACTTCTAATACTGTGAATACTTTAAACTTCATTATACTAAATCCCTTAACTCTGGTGGTGCATAGTTTGGTCCTTTAATTACTTTACCGTCTTTTCTATATATAGGTTTACCATCTAAACCTAATTTGGATAAGTTACTGTTATGTACTCTAGTAAAGGCTACTTGCATTTCATTTAAACCTAAAGCTACAGCAGCTCCCGATAAAACATATTGTAAGTCACAAAGCTCTTTAAGTAGCCTAGATTTTTGTTCTGCAGTTACAGCCTTACCCCTTTCAATATCTACAATCATAGATGTAAACTCTTCTATTACTTCATTAGATTCTTCTTTAATAAGTTTCATTCTAAGTTCTAATAGCTTTGAAGTCCAAGGTGCATCTATATCGTGATTAAACTTTTGATGAAACTCAGTTACAGTATTCTCTCTAGTTGGACATTTCATATTCATTTATCAACCTTTTTAAATAATATTTACATTTCTTTAAATCTTCTATTGGTGCTCCTTTGTATGGATGTCTCCATAAGTATTTAAACGCATTTTGCCAACAGTAATGTGCATGGCTAGATGGTAAATTTGCACCGTCTGACATAGCTTTCATAGCTTCTATACACTCTATGCCTACAGTGCTATAGTGAGGTGGACTATTAACCATATCAGGATTACACACTTCGCAATCTTCATTTTGTAAATTTTCATCTAATTCTTCGTCACATTTATAGCATGTTTCTGTAGCCCATACATTATTCATATATATTATCTCCTAGAGTTAGTAAAGTTTAATTTAATTACGTTGCCTTCTTTTTGTAACACTTGAGGTTTATCTTCTACTAAAGTTTCTAACATGTCAAGTTGTTGTAAAGATAAATCTACATCAGGACTGCTTTCTTCCATTCCTAAATCATCTCTAGCTTCCCAAACTTGTTGAATAAAAGTTTTATCTGTTTCTAACAGTTTTACACAAGTTGTTAAAAGAGTGAGCATATTTATCATTTGGTCTCTAGTATCTGCATCATCTTTATTATTCTCTGAATAAACTATATTACCGTCAATATCTCCTGTCCATTTACCTTTTTTATCTGTTAGCAGTGAGAATACGAGTGCGTAGTCTTGGTCATTAATATACATTTTTTATAAATCCTTTCTAGGAGTTTTAAGTGGAATAACCTTTAGTTTTATCTCTTTTCCTTTAGATGTCAACCATTTTTGTGGAATAATTCTGTGAGCACACAAAAAACCTTTCTGGTCGCACCAATCTTGATATGTAGTTTTTGAGCCTTTGTATAACTTGTTGTTTACATTACTAAATATAAACCTAATGTCTAGCTCTGGATGCTGTTTCTGTACTTCTATATGTTTGTATCTATCTTCTGCGTCAAAAAATCCTTTCGTTTCTATTATAATTCCATTGTCTAAAACAAAGTCAGGTGTGTAAGTTCTATATCTAAGC